CCATAAAAAATTACCAATAAGACTAATATATATATTCATCGGAAATATATTAAAAGAAGTCAGCCCAACTCCTGTTATTAGAATAACAGTAGCAACAACTTCTAGAAATATTTCATTATTTTTGCTTAACGTAGGAAACTTTGACAGAGCCTTTTTCAAGAATTTCCCATCCATTTTCAAACATATATGATTCAATAATTTCATCATGTTCATACATCCATATATCATCCATTACGGAAACAGCACCAACAGGAGAGCGTTCTGCAAAAAACTTTGTTTCTCTTAAAACAATATCATTTGTGTGAGGACCATCAAGAAACCAAAATGCATATTTGTTTTCTATCTTTTTGCCTTCATCATAAACTGGAACACCATCTGAATACCTATTAAAAAATTCTGTGTCTTCTAAACAAAAGAAATTAAAATTCAGACCACTATCATAAGCACAATAATACAAAGATGGAATAATACGATTACGCATTGAATTGTTGTAATCATATTTTATTGCTGTGCTTTGTGCTTTTGAATTTGGATCTCCATTAACTTGAATATTACCAGTATGAGCAACAGTAAGATTGAAATTTGTACACTCAAAATCAATATTACCATAAGGATCAATACAAAACATTGAACGATTTGTATCACCATTATTAGTAAGAGCATCAATAATCATTTTAGCAGATCCACCTCTGCGTGTACCAAGTTCAATAACTGCTCCTTCAATACCCTTAATTTTTGGAACAGCATTAGTAAGAATTTCATATTCTGAACTATCTGTTCCAAAAACATCATCAGGGTTAAATCTAATCACCGCCATTTTTTCATCTCCATTTAGTAAAAATCAACTATATGATCCGCTAGTCCATATTTAATTGCTTCTTTTGAAGTTAGCCAAACATCTTCAGGAGGAAGCAAATATTTTTTAATTACAGCCTCTGTTTGACCAGTACATTTTTTATAATGATCAATAATTCTTTGACTTGTATTATTAAATTCTTTAACTGACGCCATTAACTCATGTTCTTTTCCCATAGATCCCCAAGAAAATTGATGAGAAAGAATAGCAGTATTTCTTGTTATATATCTATGTCCTTTTTCACCAGCAATAAATGCAAGTAATCCACAAGAAGCGATTTCTCCAAGTCCGTATGTATATATCGGAATTTTAGAACCCTTCATAGTATCAACAAGAGCAAACGCAGAAGGAAGTTCTCCTCCTGGAGAATTAATAATCATTTTTATTTGTTTAGGACGACTTTTTGTCATTAAATTTCTTGCAAGAATAAAAGAAATTGCATCACCAGTAGAACTTGGATTAAAATCAGTATTAAACATTAAATAATGATGATCTTCAATTGAAGGTATATTTGTTTCTTTTTCTTTTTCTAAACTCACTATATCCTCCAGGGTGAAAGAAGGGCGTCGGACTCGCCCTTCTACTTATGTTATCTCTGAATGTGTATGTGGTTATAATGTCCAGGTACACGCCAGAGAACTGTATAACCAGCCGCTCTTGCTTCAGCAGCTAATTGATCGAACTTATATGCGTATTTTGAATGAGCTTCGTATATACCACGACCAACATTCACGTCAATCGCACGTCCAGCATAATGTGCCCATCCATGATGAACAGCATGAACACCACCAAAAGATGGATGCTCTGATACACGAAATCCTCTACGCTGAAGATCATATCCATATGCTACAATTGAACTTGAAGCATGGCCAAAGCCATATTGATCTTCTTCGTGCTGTTGATATTCACGTGCTTGTTTTTTATTTTTGAAACGAACACGTGGACTAACGCTCCAATTTTCTCCTCCAAGAATTGCAGAAAATGGATTATAATAGTCTTCTTCTAAGTTTGTTGAATACTGAGTATTCTTGCTGTAATGAACCTTTGCTTCCGCAATTCCGCTCATCGCAACAATTGCAGTAGCTGTCATCACAGCTAGGATAATCTTCTTCATATAGTTACCTTTCTTTTATGCGTAACCGAATAAGTCACTGCACTTGCATATGTAATCGTGCTGTTCCATGAGATTTGAAGCCGAGGGCATTAGCTACATTTTGATTTACGTCTAAGGTTCTTCCTTTAACGAATGGCCCTCTATCGGTTACGACGGCTGTTACTGATCTTCCATTTGAGGGATTGGTAATCAATACCCTTGTTCCAAACGGAAGTGTTTTATGAGCTACACCATAGGTGGCTCTCATACCCGAAGCTGTCCGTCCACTTCGGTCATTATACCACGAAGCATTATGATGCCCAGTGGAATAGGTATTTATATGCTTAGAATGCTTACCATAGCTTACTTGTTCTATTTGACTGTTGTTAAATATATCTTCTAAAAATCCCGCTTGAGCAGTATTCCAAGTACCAAAAACAACTGACAATACAAAAATCACATATTTCATAATATATCCTTTACTATTTTATTATTTTTTCTTTCTACCCTTCAAGCGACGTGCTTTACGTTTGTTTGAACCAATTTTTCTACGACCTTTTCTTGGTCTATTCTTGTGGGGGTGAGGCATATTATACTCCTTTTTTCAAAAATGTCAAGTGCTTTTTATGCACTCTAGCCATAATATGTGAATTATACCACATATCTGATTCCAAAACTCCATATTCAAATTGATACTTTGCCTCAAAATAAGTCATTTCACCTTTTGAAATACAAAGTCTTAATATAATTCTTTTAAATTTATCTTTTCCATACAAATTAATATGTTCATTAAGTAAATCACTGGAACCATAATATTCTTTCCAATCTGATTCTATTTTATATCTTTTCTTTTTGCCTTTTATTTGTTTTGTTTTGGAGAAATAAAAGTTTTTTTTACCTATATATTTTTTATTATTTACAATATTTTCAATAATATACACAAAACCAATATATTCTCCTATATCTTCTAATATTTCACCCTTATATGTCCACATCCCGAATCTCCTTCGGGATATTTATTCCTCATCAAAATCCAAATCTTCTTCCTCATTATCATAGTAACCAACCAATCCACAAATATTTGTTATAAATTCATGAACTTCTGGCCAATCAAGACCTCCAAGTTCTTCATAATCCTCTGTTATTTTATTTTCTTTAATAAATTCTTTACATAAATCAAAAAGTTCTGCATCTATTTTCATTATTACTTTTCCCTATTTAAATATATTTTGCAATCTTCTTCCAAATCATCAAACTTTTCACAATAAGTTTTAATCCAATCATTTGCAATAGCTTTCTGTGCTTCATCAACAGTCATAATACCATCACAAATTTCACGATGTAACCTATTCTCTAGTTTATCTTTCACATGAGCATTCCATGGTTTTGTTTCAAAAGACTGTGGCCATAGATTTTTAATATCATTAGAACCACCAAGTTCAAGACTAATAAGATGATCAACCTCATATTTTTCTTTAGTGCGATCTAAATGATAGAGATCAAATGCTTGCTGTTTAGTTCTTGAAGAAACATTTCTTACAGATCCAGCATATCCAGAAAGACAAATATTTTCTCTTGTTCCTTTTGGGTCTGCTAGTCCTGGTGTCATAACTGGATTTGGTAAAATTGGTGAGACTACTATTGGATCTGCATGTGACATATTTAAAAACATCAAAAATACAGAAACAGTATATAAACTTAAAAATGTTTTAATCATTTTTTTTCTCTTCTATTAATTGTTTAATATCCACCACCATTTCATTTTCTATAAGATTGATACAAATTGTCGTTATTTCAATATCTTTTCTTATAAAGAACATCTTTTGATTTAAAATCTCTAGTTGTTCTTTATAATATGCAAGTTCTTTTTCTTTTCTGGCTTTAGTTTCGTAAATGTCAGATAATAATATTATTTTACTGGTTTCTGTCATGTTCCTTTTTCATTTTTCTATAGACAGCAGCACCATATGCCTCTTCATAGAAGTCTTCCAAACATCCTGGATCTTGTATTTTAACTTCTTTGGAAGAAGCAGCTTTCATATCAGATACAGCTGTTCTATATCCTTCATCGTATCCTGCTTTATATCCGTTTTGCCATTCTTCGTTCATATTTCACAATTCCCTGCTGAACAAGCTAACGTTTGAGTTCCTTCTACTTGATCAGTTGTCTCAACAAGAGCATCCCAATCAACTTCGGTTGGTATATTTATAATAGCTTTTTCATACTCTTCCTTAGTAACAGTTTCATATGGTGCCTGACGATATGTACCACCATCATAAGGTAAGAATGAAACACCAGACATTTCGTTAAAATGATCATATACCCAAGCACCGACTCTTGGCCACTCTTCTTCCTTGACAGAAATAGTAACAGATGGTTTATGCTCACACCAATGACGTTGATATTGTAGCCACAACTCTAAATGCTTAATAGCATCTACTTCTTCTCTTACTATTGAACCTTCTGGTAATTTCATAGGGAATGTGAAAACTGTAGTAGAGTGTGGTTTTGTGACATCAGGTTCATGAGGTACGCCAGAATCAATAAGATGCTTAGTAAGAGGATCTTTATTGTCCGATCTAACCCTACGATAGTAGTAACGATCATGGCCGGGATGAATACCGCTAGGAGAAAGCACAAGCTGAGATACAGTCCCTGATGGCTTAACGCATGTAATCGCAGTTGATTGATTAATTCCAAGTTTTTCACTCCATTCTTTATTTGTATCAATAGCAACTTGTTTTAATCGTTGAAGACGTTCTGGTAGATCTGGATCTTCAGGATTATTCATAATTGGTGAATCATAAATTCCTGTAAACGATACGCCTAATAACCTTTCTTCTTCTGTATTCTTTTGCCAAATTTTACGAAGATATGGGAAATTAGTCATTGTCGATTGAAACGTTCCCAATATTGATGCGATTCTAATCTTTCTTGCAAGAGTTGCTTCAGTATCATCATTTCTGATAACGACCTCCGTGAGATTGCAGAATTGATAAGGTCGCAAGATAATCTCTGAGCAGGGATTAGTTCCGAATTCAAACGATGGATCTCTTCTTCCATTTCTCTTAGCGACCTTTTGTGAAGCATCTCTGGAGAAAATACCACGTTCTCCAGACTTCGACTCATAGATCGAAAGCCATTCTTGCATAAATTGACCAACTTCTGGCTTTTCTGTATAAACTGCTGAATTATTTGATAAAGCTCTTTGAACATTTGCTTCCCACCATTGTCCTGCTTTTGCATGACGCATACGATCATCAGAAAGATTTGATAATGAAATCATTGCAGAACGACGAACGCCACCAACAACAACTACTTCACCAATTTTACACATAATATCATGACATTCTAATGATGTTAGTTTGCGACCATGTGCGTTTTTAAAAATACGAACTATAAACTTAAATAAATCATTTAATGGTTCTGGACCAGATGAACGCCCACCAAATGTTTTTAATGGCGCACCTGCTGGTCTCAATGCACTTAAATCCCATTTTGGAATTTCACCAGAATAAAGAAGAGCCATAAGCATACGTAATGCCTTTGCCCAACCCTCTTTAGAATCACGAACTGTGATAATAGTATCACAGTCATAAAGTTGTTCTGGAATTTCTGGTAATTTATTTACATATTGACGCTCAACAGAAAATCCAACTCCTGTACCATTCATAAGAATACACATAGCTTCATCAAAAGCTTTTGGATCATCAATAGGAAGATAAGAACAATTATAACCAGCAACATTGTCACGATCAAGAGCTTTACCAGCAGTCATCAATGATCTCATTGATGGCATAACTTCTAGATTATAAATTGCTTCAAAAACTTCTCTTTTTAAAACTGCATCGTCAATGTTAACTTTATTAAAAATATAATCAACATACCGTTGAACCGTTTCATTCCAATGTTCTCTGCGATTCTTTTCAGGAACATAACGGGCATAACGACTTTTATGAATATATTGCTGATAAACTGTAAATGGCATTCTCTTCTTCCTCTTAATCTACGAACATTATACGATATTCTAATTTAACATCATCTGATACTTCCTGCAAATCAGGATGTGTATTATCAAATAATTGTAAAAACTGACTCTTTGTTATTTCTTTTGAAGAAACTAACTTTACTTCGCTTTCTTTTGGTTCAAGACCATGCAATGTAGCAACAGCAAACCCTTCTAGCGTGTTTAGTTTCTTCATTAATTTATTTAATTTCTCATTAGAGTTTTCGTCTTCATTAACATACAATACAAAAATATCAGAAACAACCTTGCTAACTTTAACTTGTATTAGTTTACTTGACATACTTATTCACCACACTTATAGATATATTCTTTTTTCTTTTCAGAATCACATTCTTTTAGATAATCATTCTCTTTATCAAAAATCTTTATATATTCATCTTCAGAAACTTCACGGTAAGAAAAGATATCCTCACCAACATGGTTTTGAGCAAACTCGGTTAAACCGTTCTCAAATCCAGTAGCATATGCGGCGACATCATCCAAGGCATATTCAATCGGTTCATCATCCTTTACCGCTACTACATACATATGACGAAAGGTGGCCACGGTTTCAACTAAGACAATCTTGCTCATAATTGTATTTCCTTCAATGATGAAAACTCTTTACATATTTCCTCCCATGCATTCATAGCAACTTCACGATGTTCTTTTTGAGTTCCTTCTGCAATCCTAACTTGACAATAATGAATCCATGAACGAAGTGTTCCATTCATATACATTCTAGAAACCGTCAAACCTTCTGGTAATACAGCTCTTGCTTGTTCTTTAGCAATACCATTTGAAATTGCCCACTTATAACCCAATTCACATTCATGAATTAATTGATCTTGTTTTACTTTCCAATCTCTTTGTAATTCTTTATCACAAGTTTCAATAGAATTTTGTCTATTTTTATTATCTTGAAGACGTGCTTCTCTTGCAACAAAACCTAAGTCTGAAGTTGGATCTGCATATCTTTGAGAAAATTCCTGAAATGAAAATGAACGATGTCGTAAAATTTGCCTAGCAATATCACGTGTCGTATTTATTTCCATTACAATGTTAACCATTTCAAAAATAGACCAATGGTTATTTTTCATACAATAATTTAATAGTTTAGAAGATGTTTGATTATTCATTTGATTTGAAGGATTAGATACTCTTGCCGTATAAGCAATAAATTCTTCAGGAGTTATATTTTTTTGTCTGTTAAGAAACCACATAGACGATTCAGTTTCATAAATCATTGGTTGTGTTATTGCAATAATCTTAGCTGTGTTCATTATTTCATTCCTTTGTTCCATCCTTCACCGGGACATTCTTTCTGTCTTACTTTTTTACCAGTAGATTTATTCGTCCACCAGCAAGTTCCTCTAACAAATACACCACCAGTTTTGTTTGGATCGTGAAATCCCGTTTTCTTTTGCTTTGAGATAAGACCAGCATTTCTGGAGTTTTCTATCTTATCAGCAATCAAAAAGGCACCATTACCATTGGCCAATCTTTCTTCCATGGTTTTCTTAGAGATTTCTGTTCTTCTCTCTTTGGTCATCTTCTGGAAGTTGTGTTTTCCATTCTCTAACTTTTTCAACTGAAACTTACTAGCCGCTTCTCTGATACCATCTTTGTTTTCCATTCTCATTATGATTGCTTGGACTGCACCCCAGTCCTTTTGCTTATAATGAATGTCTAAATGTTCCTCAATAGTAACTGCTAATAGGTTTGATGGGTCATTGTTGTTTCTATTACCATCAATATGGTGTATCTCTATTTCAGGTAATAAACTACACTTATGATAATCTTCGTAAATTTTTCTATAATGCATCACTGGTCTCCTTTTGAGTATTTATATTAGACCAATGTTTAGCACTATTCATATCAAACTCCTACTCTAACTTTTGTTAATTTGTTCACTGGTATTTGAAAAAACTTTTCACCAAATTCAACATATTTATTTGGAACAACAACCAACGGAGAAGTTAAAACATCTTCACCCTTAACCAAAAACGCATATGATTTATCAGAATTAAAAACCATGAATATCACAGGCTTATCTAAAACAGTAAACTTATTTTTTCTCTCTGGAATCTGAAGTGTTGGAAAAGCAAAGTCTTTTCCGTTCCATCTATGTTTAACTTCTACTTCGCAGTAAAATTCATTGTCAACAATAAGATCAATACCATAATCATCTGGATTAACTACAGCAATTTTATTTTTTGTTTTAAAAAATTCTATTGCTGTTAGTTTTGCCGGATCATTGTTATTATACAATCTTTTATCAAACTTCTTTCTCATCAACCTTCTCGTATGTCATTTCAAAAATATCTGGTTTACAAGGATAAAACTCTCCAGAAATACCTTTAATAATCCAATCACCCAAACGAGCCGTCATAATACCTTCAAGTGTAATAATTTCAATTCTAGGCTCAAAATTATCTTCACGTCTCTTAACAAATCCGTTACACCAATCTCCAATTTGGTCAATATTTGCCAAATTAATTTGTCTTGCTTCTACATTAACTGCCTTCTTACGAAATTTCATATTTTACTCCACTTCTGTAAAGCTAACTTTGCTGATAAATCTTTATATGTATTATTCTTAATTATATAAGAAATAAAATCAGAAGAAAGACCAGCAAGAACCATATCATTTATATCTTTATGCTCTAAATTAGAAGGCCAAATGCAGACATTATAACCATTCATAATAGCTTTGTCAAGTTTTTTGACAGTTTCTTTACTTCTTGGTTCGTTGTCATAAACAATTACCAAATTTGATTTTTCAAGAGTTCCAATTGCACTAACCAGATCACCTCCAGCAGTAGCAATAGAATTATTAAGAAACATACTGTCAATCGGACCCTCAACGACATATATAGGTTTGTTAAAATCCACAGTGTCCAGACCATACAATTTAGGTATTGTCTCATCAAGAATGATTGTAATGTATTTAACCGCACTCCCTTTTCTAAGACTGCGACCTTGAAAAGCATGAACGGACTTATTAACATCCATAAAAGGAATAAGAAGTCTTGTCTCATCTTTAGCCAAAGCATCAGTTGAAAATTTGTTGGGAACCAAACTATTAGTAAAATCCATAAAATTAGGACATGCGAATAACTTGGCATGATAAGGAGTTGGTATTCCTCTGTCAACAACAAATTTTTTAATTGTATTGTCTGGTGCAAGTTGACTGACTTTCTTTAAACCTTTTAATGGTCCTTCTTTCATGAATATTGGTTTCTTCATCTTAGCGACGAAGTTATCATATTCTATCTGTTCTTTAGATTTATTATTTGATATTTTTTCTAACTGATACTCTTGATAAAGTCCACTATCAACCAGTTTAATGAAATTAGGAATAGAATGTGTAACACCACAATTATGGCAATGGTAAATGCCTTTTCCACCTTTGTCATATACATATCCTCTCGCTTTAGATTTAATTTTATGAGAATCACCACAAATTGGACAAGAAAAATTATATAAGTTGTTGGATTTTCTCTTGAAATTCCTTAATCTGTTACTCAAAAGACCAATATATTTTTGTTCAAGCCAATCCATTATATAACCTATTCTGTTGTTCAGAACACAATTATACTACTTTTTTCTTTATTGTCAAGAGGTATTATTGAAGATTTAATACTTTTATGATACTTGGTCCATAAGCCAAAATAAAAGCTATAACAGCAAAAGCACCACCAAGTCTCCAAAATTGTTTTTCTACATCAACAATTTTTTCACTTAAAGACTCATATTGCGATATTGTTTCTTCTCTTAAAATATCTATTTTCTTAAAAACTATGCCTAATTTTTCATCATATTGTTCACGGCGTCTTTCAGTTAAAAGCTCTACATTATTTAATTGACGTTCTTGTTGATTAAGTCTTTGTTCATGAACAGCAATCATTTTACTAAGATCTGCTGATATACTAGTTAACCTATCGGCAACTTCTTCTAGTCTATCTTGTCTTCTTTCCATATTTGATAACATAGTAGACTGTATACAATTATTTGAACCGTCTGGCATGATTACCTCTTATCAGAGCGTTTTTCATTCTTGTAATCACGTCCAATTATATCTCGTAACTTTTTAGGAATACCTCCAGGTGAAACATAATTGTATTTAGTAGAATTCATCTTGTACTGGAAGTCCCATGGTTGACTTAATTGTTTTCTCTTTAAAGGTGCCTTCAATTTCATTAAAGGATCAATAAGATCAATTCCACCAGTTCCTGTCGTTGAACTAGATGCTCCCATTCTATTTACAGGAAGAGCAGATGTTGTCATTCCACCATCTTCCATCATATTAGCTTTTATTGCTTTATCTTTAAAAATATGTGGATATTTAATATCAAATTTTCTCATAATACGTCCAGCTAACATATTAGCCTGATCTTCACTACCAATATTCTTTTTTTGTATATTTTGTTTAAAATGTATTAATTCATGTGCAATTGTTCGCATTACATCAATAGGATGTCTATCAGTAATACGAACAACAATATTATTACCTACAGAATGACCAAAAGCATCTCTTTTATCTTCAGAACTTCCAACAAATTTAATATTAGGCAAAGATTTTAATCCAAGCTCTTTGACCGCAAATTTTATAAAAAGATTTAAATGGTTTACAGAAACTTGCACTTATACTTTCCTTAATTTTGATATTATATTTTGATCCATGTCAATAATATCGGTATCTATCATTTCTTGATTGTCAACATTATATATTTTTTCAGGTAATATATTTAATAAAATCAAAAAAGGTTTCACATATTTCATCTGTGGTTTAAGTTTCAAATATAATATTTTACACGTAATTTCAGGACCAAAACAATTATTAAGAACGATAATATGATTCAAAATCAAACGTTCTTTTAAATCATCATTCTCAATATATCTGGTTATTAATTTTTTGATATATTTAACTCTATTTAAGTCTTCAACAAACTCTTCAGTGGTATAATATTTGTTACCGTTATAATGCTGTGCACAAAATATTAAATAGTTTTCATGTGTCAATTTTTCATGATTCATTATTTTTCTTGCTTTTTATTAAATTCCTATTGCTAACCAATTAACAGCTGTGTTTGTTGTGGTATTCGCAACCAATGTTATTGCAGTAGAATTAACAGTTGTTACTGCTACATGTGATGCTGATGTATTTGTAGTTGCTGTAACTGAAAATGCATTTGTTACAAAAGAAGCACCAGTTGCTGATGAAAATGTAATAACTTTTGCTGTTGAATTAACCGCTGGAGCAGTTCCCCATTGCATTAATAAACCATTTGGTAACATTGAATATCCATTAGATAATGCTGCAGTATGTGCTACATTTGGAGTACCAAGATTTAATGTATTAGAAGAAAATGTTACATTTGCACCAGAAAATACTAAATTACCAGATAAAGTTCTTGAATCTGTATTTTGTACATAATTTGCGGCAGCAACAGATCCTAAATTGAAAGAGTTGTTAGCACCAGTAGAATTAGCAACTGGTGTTCCACTTATATATAAGCTGCCATTTACTGATAAACTACTACTATTCATAACTGCCATTGTTGTTGTGCCAACACCACCAGTATAAAATGTTAAACTATCAGAAGAACCAACTGAAATTCTTCCATTAGTAGATACATAATCAACAACAATACCATCACCGTATGATGGTCCAGAACCAAAAGATGAATTTGAATAAAGACCATTAGAAGCAACTATCTCACTATTAACTGAAAGATATCCATAAACAAAAATATTTGACGTAATTACTGTATTTGTACCAGCAATAGTAGTATTTGAATTGAAATATGTATTTGTAGTATCAACATAAAGATTTGCTGCTGAAAAACTACCATTAACATTTATAACAGCTGCAGATGAATTGACTGTAAAATATGTTCCGATATTTGCAGAAGTAGTTGCATAAAGAGTTGCAGTATTTGTTTGATTTACTACATTAATTGCAACAGCATTAACAAGAGTTGAATTTGACGTAAATGAATTACCTACAGCAAAAGATGAACCGTTAACAATACCTGTATATGTTGGAAGATATGCTGCTACATTAGACGTTAATCCAGTAGTTGTTTGATAATTAGATAAATTACTTGTTAACTGTGATGTATTAACGTAAGAAAGTGCAGTTAAAGAAGAAGTATTTGTATAGTTAGCTAAATTAGATGTTAACTGTGCATTGGAAACTACATTTGCTGCAGATACAATTCCAACAAAAGTTGTGTTATTAGCAGTCAATGTCAAAACATTTGATGATAATCCAGCAGTTGTTTGATAATTAGAAAGATTACTAGATAACTGACTTGTATTAACGTAAAACTTATTATTAACATATGAAACAGCATTAGTATATGCTGTATTTGCTATAGTATTAGCAAAAGAAACTGCATTAGAATAAGAATTTGTGACTAAAGTATTTGTATATGATATAGTTGAATAATTAGAAAGATTTGATTGTAATTGTTCTAATGTAACATAATTAGAAAAATTAGTATAATGAGCCAAATTAGCTTGTAACTGTGCAGAGGAAACAACATCAGCGGCTGGCGTAGAGCCTACATATAAAGTATTATTAGAGGTGCCACTAAATCCAGAAGATGTAATGACACCACTTAAAAAGGTAACTGGTTCAGAGAAATGGACGGCATTAGAAAAATTCTGTATGCCTGTCCATGTATAACTTACTGCAGTGTTATTAAAAGTTGGTACATATTGAGCAACATTATTAGCAAGATTTCCTATTGTCATAGTTCTAACAGATGCACTTGTTGCAACGTTATAAAGAACTATGACTCTATCATTTGCCACAACATTAGCGGCAATTGGTAATTCCGAAACTTTCTTGCTATTATCTGTCATTTAAATACTCATAACTATCAAGAGTCAGGAAGGAATGTATCGTCCGAAGTATCTGCTGTAGTAGCAGGAGTTCCATAGGCAGCAGTTTGTGCTCCAAGAGATCCCATGGCAACTAATGTTTCATACTGAACACGGCCAGCACGACCACCTGAACCTTCTGTTCTTACAACCCAACCAGCATGTGCAACACCTTTAGTTGAACCACCAGCAGTTACAGTATATCCAGTAGCAGTATCGCCTTGAATGGTATGCGTTTCCCCAGAAGCAGTTACTCTAGCATCGGTAATATCAATGTTAGCTCCACCAGAAGTTGCTGAAATAGCAATTCTAGTAGTATTAGCAAATGATACATAATAATATGTATTACCAGTTAATGGAGCAATTGGTGTGTTTCCAGTTGGAACTGAATAGTAAAGTCTATCACCAACTTGCCATTTTGAATTAGCAGATGTGACAACTAAGGTATCAGTAGTATTACTAAAACCAGTTGAATTAGCAGTAATATTAATTGCGGCAGGAGCGGCAATAGCAAGGGATGGGTTTCCACCAACAATACCAGATCCAGATGAATTAATAGTTAGAGCGACAATACGACCTGTATTTGAATTTGTTGAGCCAGAAGTTGAATTTACTGCTGATGAATTAGTGGTACCATTAGCAAAAGTAATAGTAACAACTGCATTAGCACCATATCCTGTACCACCAGAAGTCACATAAACTTCGGCAAGTCCACCAACAATACCAACTTCAGTAGCATCAACACCAAAAACACCAACTGCTTTTCCTGGTATAAAAGCTCCAATAGTAGTATTGTTATACATAGCAACATCTACATTTGCTCTTGAACCGGCTGATGTATTACCAAAATGTGCATTTGCTCCATCAACACGAACAGTGTTAATTTCACCACCACCCTTTACTAAAGCCCAAGTTCCAATTGGTGCACCATTTGATGACTCTTTAGTAGTAGTACTATTAGCAGTAACAGATTGATCGTTTCTTCCCCATTGGGCCATTTTAGTTCTCCTTTTAAACCTTTTTAATTGTATTTATATTAATCATTATCCAGTGAAAGCATATCTAGAATATATTGTGATTGCTTTGAAATCTTTTTTTCTTTACCATCAACAATCAATATGCCTTCATTTGCTTTATTATATTTTGTACGTGTTACCATAGAAACTCTTTCTAATGGAACTGTAGGAGCAGGTTTAGAAGGCGGTGTAGAAACTTTAGGAGCAGGTGTAGGTTCAACCGATTGTTCAACTTTTTCTCCTGCTATAATCATATTGTTAGTTATTAACGGCATTTTCGTTTCTTATCCTTCCCGGATTCGTCTGTTAACGTATTACCATCAACTGTATCACCAATTCCTCTTTCATCTTGATTACCTTTACCAAGACGAATAATTGGTGATTTTTGTGCCACTGGTGTTTCCATAACAGAGGCAAAGTGTGCTAACTCTGCCTCTGTAAATATTGATTTATTATTCATTATTACCTTCTGTACCAATCACTGAATTAATGAATTCAATTTCAGCTTCTGAAAATTCAACTTCAGTATCTTCACGAACTCCCTTCTTATCAAGAGCATTCTTTCCCTTTGCAATTACGTCACCAGCAGCATTACCTGGTTTTGGTAGCTGTGAATATGGAACCTTTGGAGTTGATGGATCAACATAACCTGTCTTGCTCTTAGTAACAGTGCTTGCACCAAGATGGTCTACAGAAGCTTCTTCCATTTTCTTTGAACGAAGTGCTTTAAAGTCTTCTGGATCAATCTTGTCTGGATCACCTGCAACAGCAGCAATTTTCTTCTGCTTTGCTGAAAGATGTTTTGCAGCCTCAAACATATTACCACTTTTATCGTCTTGTAGATTTAAAAAAGCATCAATAATTGATTCTGATACTTTCTTTTTCTTTCCACTTTCTGGTGTAAGTGTCTTCTGTTGAGCAATAGGAGTTGATGACATAGAAGCACCAGAAACACTTGCTGATGGTGTTGAAGGAGCTTCTGGACCTTTTGGATTCATATTTCTTAATTTTGATGTGGCAACTGGTTTTTCACCTTTTTTTGCAGTACTATAATCTTTTCCACCAAAAGAAAACTTACCGCCTGGACCACCAGCAGCTTTTCTTGCAGTAGAAAAAGCTTGACCAAATGTCTGTTTTTTTGTCTCTGAAGAACTTGACGATGGTGCTGGTTTAGTATTAACAATTTTAACACTTGAATCACTTGGTTTTGCTTGTGAAGATCCTTTACCAGCAGAAACACCAATAGCAGTTCCAGTAGCAGCAGCACCAACAGCTCCAGCTGTTTTTGGATTATCTTTTACTGTTTTTGCAGCCTGACCAACCTTTTCACCTGCCTTTGAAGCAACACCTGGTTTTGCAAATGTTGATCCAACAGGTCTAGTAGCACCAGTTTTAGTAGTTGTTGGTGTAATATTTCTTGTTACATTGCCAACATTTCCTGAGAAACCTTTTTTAACATTTGAAGCAAAGTTCTTAGCAGTCTGGACAGCTGCTGGAGCAATAGATTTAGCTGCACTCACAATACCACTAAGATTAGGAGCTTCCATCATTTCAACATTTTCATCTTCAATTTTCTCAATCATTTCAGCAACTCTACGTGCTCTTTCTTCATTAACACGACGCTGAACTTCAGCAAGAGCTTCTTGAATTGATTTTGTTTTATTTTCTTCTGACATTTTTTTATTTCCTCTAAAGTTAAGTTATTATTTAAATCCTGAAGTGTCTGGTCCAAAACTTGATTTATCTTTTTTTAACGATGAAGAATCTGAACTAGCTGGTTTCGGAGTTACTCCTAATTTCTTCTGTCTTTCAAATTCTGACGTTGCAGCACCAGCAGGTGTTGGTGCCATAACTTGCAAAGCAGTTCCTAATCCTGGTGTATATGTTAAAGCACCCTGAACAGCCGCAGTTCCAGCTGTTGATAAAGCTTTTTTATATTCTCCAGATTTTGCTTGATTATAGGCAGTTGAAAGTTTGTCCATAACACCAAGACCAGATCCGGCAATACCCGACACAGGAAGTTTTGCTTCAGCAATAGCTTCTTTAACAATCTTTTTATATCTTTTATTTGCAGCTTTCATATCACCTTCTGGTGTTACTTGCTTTAAAACAGGATCAAGTATAACAGGTGTTTTTCCTGCAACAATTTTTTCTTCATCAACAATTTTTGTTTTAATCTGAGCAAGTCTTGATAGCTTTGATTTTTCAGACTTTGGATCTGCATCATCAGGTCTTGGTACATCTTTAACTTTACGACGTGCTATAGTTCCTGAAGCTTCAGCTTCTTCTTTAATTTTTTTCTTTCCAGCTTCAGCGGCTGGCCATGAACCTACAGAAGCAGCATTACCATAATTTGGCGCAGGTGTTTCTTTTATTGATTTCTTCTTACCTGATTCTGATGGACATTGAGTTGCAGCAGTAACACCACTCATATCTGATGGTGCGCTTTCAGAAACCTTACCATGTAATGTTAAACTTTTATCTGTTTTAGCAGTGTTTCTTGCATTAGCAGCAGTTTCTGATCTTTCATTATGTCCTGGTTTAATAACAGGAGCAACTGTTTTCGCTGTTCTAAATTGTGATCCTTGAAACTTATCAGTTCCAAGTGTACCAACAGATTCATGAACTTCTCTAATAGTATGTTCAAGAGTAATCTTTGGTTGATCTGAAGGAGTAAAATTACCTTGAGCAATATTTCTAATGATGTGTTCTAGACTAAAGGGTTTCATATTATGCCTTTATAAATGATCTGAGCATCCAGCCGTGTTTATCATGAGCCGTAATGCGGTCTTGTAAAAAATTACTAATACCATATTTCTTTTCTTTTTCTGCTAATTCGTATGCTTTATATAAAGACGAAAGAACTTTTTCATTATCAGAAGAAAGTTTTTTAATCATATCAATAGCAGATGGAATTTTTAATTCATCTTCAATATTAGATAGTTCTTTATAACGTGAAAACGAACCTGGAGCAAAAGCATCAAGAGTTCTAATACCTTCAGCAATAAGATCAACAGCAGCAAATGTTTCTTCCCAAAGATCACCAAGAAACTTATGGTATTCAGAAAAGTTTGGTCCAGTAACATTCCAATGAAAGTTATGAGCTTTCAAATAAAAAGCAAATGTATCTGCCAAAGCTACTTTTAATGCTTCTACTAATTCTTTATTCATTCTTCATCTCCACCACCACCAGAGCTTCCGCTTTTTCCTGGCGGTAATTTTTTAATTTTACCATCAGCCATTCTGATAGCAACTAAAGGAGTTGGAGTATTTCCTCTTTTACCTGTTGTACCAAGTGGAATATTCAATTCATTAACTTGAGTTTCTTCACAGTTCCATTTTCTTAAAGCTTTATTAATACGTGAATCTGGATCATGTGCTGTTTTTGATGATGTTAATTTCTTTTTCATACCGCTCATTCTTGAACAAAATGATTTACGGCGTTTTGCTGATTTACTATTAGGATCTAATTTTGATGGTTTAGTTGTTACAGCAGTCTGGAGATGTGAACCAGGATGTTCTCTTCTGTAAGACTCCACACCTTTTTTATTTAAACCACCTTTTGGGTCTTTGCCTTCTTTACGTTGCCAAGCAGCAACTTCTTCAAGTTTTTCACGAACAATTTTAGTAATAACCTTTTTGGTCTTTGATTGACCAGGAGTATCATCTGAATAAACTTTAACAAGTTCACTTGTTGCATCAAATCTACTTGCAGGATTGTTTTTATCTTTGGAAACTTTTTCTGACCCAGTATATTCTTCTTTAGGAACACAGTTAGGAACACAGTTAGGAACTTTCTTACCATTCTTTTTCTTCATTCCAATGGCTTCATAACCTTTCCAGCAAGCTTTTGTTAAATCTTCGTCTAATTGCGAAGCAAATCCACCAGCAATAAAAGAATTTACTCTATCAAACCCTAATTGTTCTGGTGATATATCAAATGACTCATCCCATGATGAATATCCACGACGATATACTTCTTCAAGTATGCCAGTTGAAAAACCAGAATTTGATGATTTTTTGTAAATAGACAGCTTTGCTTTGTCAGTGAGGTCTACGACAGACTCTAGCTGTGTTTTATTATCTAACTTATTAAACATATGGAGTTCCCCTTGGGTTTTCCTAATATATGCGAGGTCTGGCGTACCCTTTTATACTCGCACTGACGTTCTATTTAGTTTTTAATAAATTTCTCTCCATTGAAGACCTACCCAAACACTAGCAGTTCCTCCAATTGCCTGAGCAGCGACCAAATATATTTCAGAATTAGACGAATCAATGTTTTGAGCAATAAAGTTTTTCTTAGCATTACTTGGTTGATTTACAGGAGCAACGCCAGTTCCTTTACCAGAACCGCCAGGACTTGATGTTCCCACAATACCATTATCCATCTCATCGCCGCCTGAAAAAGCAGTTGCTGACAGATTATATTCAACTCCAGAACTGTCATTTACACTTGTCCAAGTTGTATTTGCCAAAGTTATAGAACCACTATTAGCTAATTTTATCAGTTTCCAATATACTGGATAATTCTCAGCGTATAAATTAATATTACCCATACGAGCAGTAATCCTATTAGGATATGAATTGAACGTATTTTTCAATCTAATTGCTATAATAGGATAATTGTTACTTGCTGTTGTGACTGACTGTCCTGTTTGTCCCGACGTAACACTCCAGTCAATACCGCTTTCAATATATCCACCTTCAGAAATAACAGTAGAACATATTTGATCAAAATAACCGCCAGTAGTAGCACCAGTATTTCTAATCTCACAACGAACTGGTAGATTAGGATTACTCATATAAACGGTTGGTAAATGATTTGAATTATAAAATTCATGAGCAACAATCATATTACCGTCATTAACAAATCCACAACGAACTCTACCAACACCAAGCCATTGAAAATCTATCCAGAAAATTTGTGTTTTTGTAATATCTAAATTCCAAGTTCCTGCTTTGCCATAATTAGAACCATCTGTGGATGTTCCAGTAATACTGGTGTTACAGGTGTCTTGATTCCATTGCGCTTGAGTTACTCTACGAGAATCAGAAGGAGAGCCAGAAGTATTAGTTCTAATTACAAATGCTAACGTGCCATCTCCGGTTTGTTCGAAGAAAATACCATTGTTATCATCAAAATAACCAGTTCTTTTCGTTACATTTGCAGTAGCTGCATAAAAATTGATAGTGCTTTTTATTAACTGGCTTTTACCAGGCATATAATTATGATACTGTTTTGTTTGATGTATAGCATATGAGGTGGCGTTGTTTGTTGTTGATAATCTAGCTGCAGCCAGATTTGTTTGATATGTTATTGCACCACCATTGGCAGTAGAATTTATAAAATTAGCATCAATTGCATAAATATGTTTATAATCTCCAAGAGTAAATCCTTCGGAAACCCTCATTCTTCCAAAAGCATCAACTGATCCAGCAACAGGCGTTGATGTTACAGTACCAGTAATAGCTGCAGTTACTGGAAGTGGAACTGAATTTGTGATATTAGCACCGTTGCTATGAAATATATTTGTATTTTGTGATACTGGAAAATTATTAACTGATACAGTAACATTAGAAGTAATACCAGAAACATTACCTGTTATTGTTACTGACTGATTAGAAAACGATACATTCTGAGTGGTTGGATAACCATTAGAAACAGTATAAACAGATGGAAAATTATTAACAGACACTACAACATTAGAAGTAATACCAGAAACATTACCAATTAGATTAACTGACTGATTAGCAAAAGAAACGTTCTGGGTTGTTGGAAAGTTATTGATAGAAACAGTTACATTGGAACTAATCGTACTTATTATTAAATTACCAGTAACTGGCAATGGAACAGAAGCTGTTATATTTGCACTATTACTGTGTCTAATATTAACATTACCAAGAATTGGCATATAACTAATATTAAGATCTTGAAGAAGGCCAGAATTACCAATTTCAGTAATATGAACGTGAACTGGTTCTTCTGGGGAAGAATTGACCACTACAGTATTTGGTACACTTACATTAATGTCACCACTTGCTACAATATTAACATTAGCAGAACCAAGGGTAACTGGTAGAGGATTGACATTACTTACAACGGCACCATTTGAAGTTGCAAGCATACTAGTTTCAAAAAGGGTTTTGTTACCAGTTTGAAATGCTCCATTTGCTGAATTAAAAGTAGCCATTATTTCTTGCCCTTCTTGATCTCTTTTGGATCAAATGACTTGAATCCCACAACATTGTGGTCTTTTACATGTTCTTTATATTTTACACCTAAAATATTGTTTTTTTGATCAGAATCAGCCGTATTTTGCGCAACATAATTAGCAACGACATTCTGATTAACAGCAGGAGTTCCACTTATAAAACCAAGACCACCTATATTCCCACCACTGGCAGTAGTTTCTTCTTTGAAAAATTCTTTAAAAGATTTCATAGTAATGCCTATTTTTTGATTATAACATTATTTATACAATCAAAAAAATAGGGGGAAGCATCCCCTGCTTCCCCCATTCAATTCAGTAAGGCTGGCGAAACCACCATCGTAATCCAGCGTTCCTTTTCTACTCTTCTGTTCCGGCGTCATAGTCGGACGCTCTAACATACTGAATGATATATATTATTTAGTATAAAAACTCAACTTTTTTTAATATTTTTTAAAAAAAAGTTTGGAGTAATACCATCAAATCCACCACCGCTATTAAGATGATTTAACATCTTTTTAGCATCACATAAGAAATTATACGTATATATAATCTGATTTGTGGCAGTTTCAATAATACTGAATGTAAATCCAGTATTGTTAATAATTTCATAATTCATTCTTTTACCTCTTCTCATGATAAAAAGATTGCCCAAAAGTCATCTGCTAAATTTTCATTGGTTATATATTCTTGTGGAATATAACAATAACCGTTTTCCCCCCATCCTTCACCCCAAGAATTACGAACAATAAAGTTTTTATCATCAAAACCAACAATAAGCATTGCATGACCACCAACTACAGTATCAGTGCTTGTTGGCATTGGAACTACTCCTGTTGAAGCAACTCTATCTTCCATAAATGAATTATATAAAGTCATACCAAATACAATTGGAATATTATGAACTAATACATTCTGTATATTTGATAATTTTACAGGCACCCTTGAATATTGCTTAATTATGCTTCTTTGTGCTTGATTATATGCTTTAAGATCTGGTTTTTCAATAACTCTGTTAATATCAAAAGGCCAATATGTTTCTGGTGGAACCCCTTGATTTGCCACACTTTTAATTCCATCACGAATCATTGCTCCAGCATCTGGATCATTTACCGTTCCTTCAATTAAACGCTCATTATAATAAATAAATAACCTTGAAGGAATAAATGGATCTTTTCCCTGGCATTTTAAACCATACTGAATTGCAGCAGCAATTGCATTGCCTGTACAAGAAGAAGTTTGACCTTGATCATATACTTCAGGAAGGTTGCCTGATTTTCTAAGGTCTAGTGTTTTAGGTGCGCTCTTTTTTACTTTAAGATCACATATATAATCTCTATGATCTGGCAAATCTGGACGCCAGCCGTATTTCCTAGTTATCATTCTAATCTCCTTGAATTAAATTATCTGCGTTATTTATTTCATTTCTTATATACTTAACTAATAATTCACAACATGAATTACATTCAGAAACCCAACCAAGAGATTTTAAAACAGACTTAGGTGTTGGATTAGATTGATATTTAATACAATCTTGAATATCTTCTGATGATATAGCACTACAAGAACATATAATCATGGATTTCCTAGATATTCCATAAAAGCTTTCATAAATGCCTGTAATAGTCCAGCGGAAGTACCAGCAACAAATATCCTCCTGACAATTGGATTATTGAAGTCCATCTAATAACTTCACAAATGCTATTAGAAAAATTCTAAACATTGCTGCCACTAACATTGCAGGTATGAATATTTTTAACCAATTTGGTATCATTTAAAATCCTGAAACTTACTAAGATCGTATTTAGGTTTAGGAAGATGTCTAACATTATCTTCTTCACCAAACTTTGAATTGTCAAATACAGATTTATCTTGTTGTTTTGGACCTTCTAAAATACCGTTTTGAGCAGATTCATCAACATCATAAAGTCGCATTTTTGGACGATCAACACCAATAACGAACCTACGATTGATCCCTGGATCATTATAGCGATTCTTGAGTTGCTTAACCATGATTTGGTTGAGTTCAGCCAATTCTTCGGTCGTGATGAGTGCAAACATAAAATCAGCTGTGGCCGGGAGTCCAAAGGATTCTGATGTATCTTCCAATCCCACGTCGCTTGACGAATATCCGCTTCTAGTTGTTTGAGTCGCAGAGACGATAGGTACATCGTATTCCACTGCAAGTCCTCGCAACTCTTCTGCGATTGCTTTGACAAAGGTATAAGAATTGACGTTGGCTCCATATTTCATCCTTGATGATATGCAAATGTTAAGATAATCAATATATATAATATCAGGCTGAAAGTTCTTCTTAATCTTCAATTCATTAAGAAGATGCCTAAAGTTAGCAGATCCAGCACAAGCAGTTGGATATTCTTTAATAATTAACTTTCCTTGTGTCTTTGCTTTAAGTTGTTCTACTCTAGATATATATGTTTGTCTAGGAAGATTTTCTAACTCATCAATTGCAGAATTAAGAAGATTTGCATCAATACGCTCTGCAATACGTTCTTCTGCCATTTCTAAAGTTATATAAAGAACATTCAATCCACGACTTAAATTAGCAGCCGCACAATGACACATAAACAAAGATTTACCAACACCAGTACCTGCTAGGGCAATGTTAAGAGTTTTGTTAGGCAAACCACCATTAGTAATAGTGTTAAAATAGTCGAGATCAAAAGGGACACGTTTTTCTTTTCTATGATAAAATTCGTATCTTGACTCCGAATCAGCAAGGAAATCATGTCCAATGTGTGTATCGAAACTAACGGCCAAAGCATCAGTAAGAATATTAGGAATGCTTCCTTTTGATATTGATCCATTTTTCTCATCCAATATTTTAATTGATTTCATAATTGCCAAATACAATGCTTTGTCTTGACAAAACTTTTCGGTTTGATCTAATATCCAATCTAAACTTGTATTTGTATCATAGTTTAAACTAGTTACAACTTCTTTTGCTTCCTTGAAGCCATCTTCGTTTAAACCATCTTTGTTAGATAAATCAATAGCCAATGCCTCAATAGACGGAAACGAATTATACTTCTTTACATAATCATCAATAAGTTCAAAGATAACTTTTTCTGAGTAATCTTGAAAATATTCTGTTTTAAGAAAAGGAATAGCTTTCCTACCAAACTCATCATTAAAGACAAGATTAGATAGTATAACTCTTTCAAATGACATTTATAATTCCTCTGTTTCATCTAAAAAGTGGACCTCTTATCCACATAGTAACAGTACTTCTTTCGCCTTTTGTGACAGATGTAACTCTGTGTTGCATATATGAAGGAAATATCAGAATACTTCCTGGATTGTCTAATCCTTTAATATGCATTGGTCTTTTTAAAAACAATTCAAGATTTCCACCTTCATATTGTTCTGTTGATAGATTTATGATTGCTGTTAATTTAAAATCATACATTTCTCCAACAGAACCATCTGAATGCCAATCATATTGTCCACTTACTTCTTCTTTATATACATTATGATGTATTGCCTCATGACCAGTAAATCTATGCAAGTCAAAACCAAAATTTTCATTATTAACATGATGAACCAAATCTTCAAACTCTCCAAGAAAATCTTTACATCTTTTCCAAAGAGACATATAGACAATTGAAGTCTTTTTAACATCCTCTGCTGGACGCTCAATAAATCTTGGATCAGCACATAACTTCAACATTTTTGAAATGTATTCACATTCTTCTATTGAATACATTTTATCAAAATAATAAAAATCATATTTCATTATTCTTCATCTTCATGCATTAAATTTCTATCGCTATCAAGAGAAAACTTATTCTTAATCCAATTAGCAAAATCTGTTTCTTTTATAATTGTCATCCAAAAGTCTTTATTGTCCACGATATCAGCTGCTCTATAGTTTTTTGTGCCAACTTCACCTGTTTCACGATCAACAACGGCATACCATCCCACTTTAGGCTTTGCGATATAACCACCGTCAAGGGCCAACTCAAGAAGACCACTCCAACGATTAATACCAGTCTCATAACTAACGGTAATCGGAATCTTAGATTTTTCACGAACATAACGGGATTTCTCAATATTGATGACAAAATGGTATCCCTGAATCTCGTTTCCATCTTTTTCCTGCTGTCTGCCTACAATCCAAATATTATCAGCACCGTAATATGCCCCAGTACCACCACCAACAACATCCTTAGAAAACATTTCTAAAGTCTTATATGTATGATTAATTACTACCATAGGTACATCTATCAGTGAAAGATGTGGAGTAATCATACGAAATAAAGACTTTAACTGTTTTGCACGTGACATATCAGCAACTGCCTTTTCGTTCAGTGCGTCCTCAACTTCTTTCTTTGAAGCAAGATTTCCAATAGAATCAACTATAATCATTACATGGTCATTGCGCTCAATGCCTTTTATCTGTTTCATAATATCAAATTTCAGTTCTTCAATATCAGTAATTGGCGTGTGGATAACAGAATCTAATGGTATCATATATTGTTCAAAATAAGATTGCGGAGTTCCAAATTCAGAATCATAAAACAAAATAACACCATCAGAATACTTCTTCAAGAAAGAAGAAGCCATAAGAAGAGCAAATCCTGACTTAAAATGTTTAGATGGAGCAGCAATCATTGTAAGTCCAGGTGTAATACCACCATCAATAGTTCCAGACAATGCAACATTAATCATAGGTACAGGTGTCGGAATCATGTCCTTTTTAGTAAAAATTTTACTGTCTGTAAGAGTTGCAGTAAGTTTAATGGTTGAATTATTAATAAGTTTTTCACGTAAAGACATATTATTCCTTTCCAATTTATTCTTTAAATTATAGCAGCATTTTCAGAAAATGTCAACTCTTGATATAATCATCCATTTTTTTGATAAAAGTATCAATTTGTTTAATTCTTTGTTTACCTTCCCATTTAATAATGTCTTTATCTGGATCTTTCTTTAAATTGTTAAGAAGCGGCATAACCATTTTTCTAAGACCTTGTAGCTTATCTTGTAATACAGTTTCTCCCGCTTTTAATTCTTCTTCGTCTAAAGTTGTAAATCCAAAATCAAATTCAAAATCATCATCTGCCATTTTTTTCTCCTTTAACTAAAAAAATCTTCTAATGTTGATTCTTGTCCAAGAGGCCATCCTATAAGATCAGTTATAGAACTTAATGGATCAAGAAATGATTTTTGAAACTGTTTATCTCTATCTATAAAACCATCAAGACCTAATGATTTAGGCAATTCGTCAGGAACAGTAATAACAGGGCTATTGATTGGATTAGGTGTTCTTAAATAGATAAATCTAATCTTATCTCCATTTTGGATTGGAGGAATATCTTTAATTCCACGATGCTTTAATAAATGATTAAATATCAAAGCACCTTTTGTGTGAATAGGTGTCTTTGTTTTAAAGATTGTAAAATTATCTTTATAATCATTCATTCCTTTCATTCCTCTTGGAAATGCAATATCTTCAAAAGGAAGAACATCAAATTCTTTTCTAAATTCTGTTATAAAGTTTACAAGATCTTTCTCTGATTTATTCATAATAATTTCAAGAGCTTTTTTAATGTTTTCACGACAAGCACGTGGAGTTGAAGAACGAACTGCTTCAATACCTTGAATTTTAAGTTTTGGAGTTTCATACCTAACTCCTTCAACATCCCAAGCATTAAGAATATACATTTTCTTCTTTCGCCAAATTCCTTTATTGGCGATTGTTTCACGTTTCATTTTCATTTTCTGTTGATAAGCACTCATGTAATCTGCTAATTCTTTATAACAATCATCAATATATGGTTGTATTTTTTTCTCACAAAATTGATCAAGAGCATCAACAGTTTTAGTTGGTTCAACCTCTCCTATACTTTCAACTAATTTTTCCATTGTAACGTAAATAGAATCAGTATCTGATGCTATAACATAATCAATATCATTAGTTTTTAATATCTTATTCATATATTGATTAATCTTGCGTTCAATCCAACGAATTGATAATTGTCCAGACATTGTAATTGATTCAGCAAGATCAAAATTAAACCAACGAAAATACTGATTACCTAATGCACCATATGCTGAATTAAGCTGAATTTTCTTAGCCATTTGCATGTTATGATAACGTGCAATTAACTTTTCGTCCTCTGAATTTTTATTCAATTCATATCTTTGTTTTGCTTCAATCATTAACTTTTTATATTTTACACGATCATCATACATTTTTTCCATTAGTGCAGGAAGAAATCCTTGTTTGTCTTTTCTGAATGTACAACCATTAGCAGCATAAGCACGATCATTATAAGGTTGTAATACATTACCTTTAAGCAATTGATCAACGCTAACATAATTTATTGTTCTTTCAATATAAGTTTCTGGACTTATATTATATTGCATAATAAGATGTGGATATAGACTGTTTAAGTCAAACGAAACAACCCAATGATAAAGACCAGGGTTTGGTTCTTTAACATGACCACCAACAAGTTCTTTATCCATTACTTGTTCTTTTTGTGGTGGTATAACAATATTTTGTTCAAGAAGATAATTATGAATAATAATGTCCCATGGACGAACTGTTGTTAATGTATCAGTATAATTAACTTTAGCATCGTATGCTAATGCCATAACCTGTTCAATGAATTTTAATTTATCTTCAAGTCGTTGAACAAGAATAACGTCATGAATATTATATTCCATATACAATTGAAAATTCTTTTTATAAAGATCATTAAGAGACCCATACTCAGAATAATCAATTTTACGCTCTCCTAATTCAACATTAGCAATATAATCAAGTTTATATGACTCTGAATTACCAAATGTAAACTTACGATACAATTGATAATAATCAAGAACCGAAATTCCTTTCAAATTATAGCTTTTTACTGTTTTTCCCTTGAATTCTACATCTTTTTCATCAACTTTACCCCATGGAGAAAGTTTTTGAATGGCTTTTTCACCAAAAAGTTGCTTAATTCTGTTAATTAGATAAGGAATATCGAAAAATTCTATGTTCCAACCAGTTAAAACATCTGGAGACCATGCATCTGACTCCCAAACTTGAAAAAATTTAGTAAGTAGGTCCTCTTCTGACTTACATTTTAAATAAAAACTGTTTTCACTCTTCGGTTTGAAGTCTTTTAATCCAAAAGATGCTGTTTTTCCACGCAAATGCATCGTAATTGCAGTAATAGGTTGATCTGCTTCTTCAATATTAGGAAAACCAATGACATCTTCACCACCACATTCAATATCAAGTGTTACTACATTAACTAATTTAGGATCATAATCAATATCACCTTTGTAATTATCAAAAATATACAAATAAGCGAACTGATTTAGACCATAAACATCAAAACTTTTAACTTCTTTAAACTTTTCAATAAACTCTTTAGCATCTTTAATAGTCTCAAATTGCTTTTTTGCTACATTTTGACCATCTAAAGTCTTAAATTCACCTTCTTTTTTAATAAAAAACATATATGGCTTGTATTTTATCTCTTGTTTGATACGAATACCCTTGTCGTATCCACGAAGAAATATCTTATTGCCATATTGAAAAACATTAGTATAAAATGATGACAAAATTAACCTCTCTATTCAATCCAACTAGAATAATATCACTTTAGAACAGAGAAGTCAAGATTCTTTTTTTATAAGATCCATCTGTTTTATTTTTTCTTGTCCTCTTGACCAAGAAGAAACACCTAATATAGCGCCCATAGATATATGAAAAACTCCAGCGTTTGATAAAGTAAGTGGTTCCCATTTACCAAATACGTCGCTGTGAGTATAAATTGAAAACCATACATAGAATATTGGACCTATAATAAAATCAAATAAACAAATTAAAACATAAACCCAAGCAAGAGTTGCTCTCCAATATCTAGTATACCACCATTCTGCTTCATAAACCTCTTGAATTGATTCTTTGGACATTATCCTATACCATGATCTTTCATATCTTGATAAGGATCATAATTTACTGATGGATACCATTTACCAGCAAATAAATCATTCTGACGAAATACTGGAACTCTTTGAACATGATCCCAATCGTGGAATGTATGTTTCTGGTGAGGTGTACCCCAATCAATTCCAGATATTAATCCAACTTGTTTGCAAAGATCAACGAAGAAACGGTAGTCTGTGCCGTCTGGATCATATTTACCATTAACAAACAAATTAAGATCACAGGCAACACCAAAACCATGGCAACCAACTTTACGTAATTGCGTGAACCCTTGTTTGAACAACTGTCCTTGTCTAGTTTGCGAACGATACGTCTCAGCGACCTTGATTTCATGACCAGCCTCATGTGCTAATGAAATTAATTTAGCAACAGCTGCCCTTGTTCCAGGCTCTAAGAGATTAATATCAGTAATTTGTTTTGTTGATTTAAATCTTGGATCTTTAACAAGAACATCTGTATAAAAACTCATGGTAAGCTCCTAAAATAAAAAAAGAGAGAGGTGGTCCTCTCTCCTTATTTAGAAGATTACTTAATCTCCACCTTCTTAGGTTTCTTCGTTTCAGGAACCACATTTTCAAGAAAAATTTTAAGCATTCCATTGATAAGTTCAGCATTTTTAACCTCAACTGTATCAGCCAAAGTAAATGTTCGTGTAAACACTCTATCTGCAATACCTTTCCAAATATATTCTACTGAATTGGTATCAGACTCTGCGGTATATCCACCCTTAACTACTAGCTTATTATTAGCCATTTCAATATCAATATTTTGCTTACCGAAACCAGCTACAGCCAATTCAATGGTGTAGTTGTTTTCGTCGTTTTTCACAATGTTGTAAGGAGGATAACCTGGAATGTTTTTTGCCACTTGTTCATGTGCTGTTGATAAGGTTTTTAGCATCTTATCCGCACCAACGAAATATTTGTCAAGATCAGCGGCTTTGAATGAAAAAATATCGTTCATATGTTTCTCCTATTAAGCGAGATTTTCAAATTTGTACCCCGTTTGGCAGTACATTATATATTTAGTTACTAATATCTAAAATTCAATAGGTGGAGGTAAAAATATTACCTCCACCCTTGTTATTAATTACTCAGTTAGTAGTTTAGAACCTTCTTTTCCAATAAGAGCATGAACTCTTCCAAGGATCTGAAGAACTACACCAAACACACCAAGTGCCATCCAGCCAAAGAATACGAAGCCCCAATGTAATGGTGCTACGAATAGTTCTTCCATGAACCAGAAAGTATGACCCCATTCATTGAGACCAACATTTGGAATAATCATAAATGGTCCAATAGCAACAATCAAGAATGCTAGGCTATATCCCTGTGCAAAATAAGGAATACGTGTTCTGGCATAAAAGAATGCGCCAACTGCGATGATTGAGTAGATAGGATATGACATATAAAATTCAATAATATGACTTGGAGTGAAGTCAGTATCACGAATAACCGTCATATGCCAAGTTCCATCCTGTTCAGTAAAGAATGATGCGCCCCAATAAATGGCAACAGCATATACTACAAGCCACTGAACAAGAGTAACAAGTCTGCGCATCTCCTCACGTGGAGTTACGGCAGAAAGGTTACGATCCCTTGTCTTCCAAAGATAACCAGCAAGACCTAGCCCTGAGACTAGTTCAAGTGGAATCTCTGTCCAGAGAATAGACATCCAATATGTTTGAAATTCTGGAGCGAAAGAATCTAAACCTGCTCTCCAACCGAAAACCTGTTCATATATTCTAACAATAAGGTAGAATACGTTTAGGACTCCCAATCCTATCCACATTCCACGAAGATCGACTACTTTTGATTCATTTGCAACTGCAACATTTGTTACTGTACTCATATTCAATTCTCCATAGAGAAAAAGATCAAGTGGTCAGTTTCGCCAATTTTTGAATGGCACTCCCGCCACTCTTAAATATATTTATACTATACCGTTATAGGAAAGTCAAATAGTTTTTTCACATACTAATGTAATTTTTTTCCCATTAACTCTTTCACAACACAAAATAAGCTATTATTAGAAAGATCGTATATAACAATAGGAGTGAGATTTGCGGAGATATATTCATCTGATACATCCAACATTTTACGAAATGCACTATTGTATTCGCCCTCTTCTTCCATAATCTTAACACCATCTTTAAGGTATTCATAAGGAACAACAATACAGGCTTTTAGTTTTTCTTCATCCATGTAAATTTTCCAAAAATTGATCGGTTGCTGATTCCCAAGAGAATTTTGCTGCTCTTGCCACAGCATCTTCTGGTTTTAATAAAGAAGCAGATTTTATGGCGTGTTCAAATCCTTTTTCAACTAGAAGCCCTGAAACACCATCTTCAATAATGTAACGATTAACTTCGTTATCGAATGCAGCAACAGGTAATCCACATGCCATTCCTTCTAATACAACAAGTCCAAATGTATCTGTTAATGATGGCCAAGCAAATACATCATGTTTAGATAATTCTTGAGCAATTCTTTTGGCATCCATTTTACCAAGAAAAACAGCATCAGGATATTTTGCTTTATATTCTTCTAATTGTGGTCCATCACCAATAAGAGTTTTACTGATTGACATGTTCCCAATAGAAAGAAATTCTTCAAGATTTTTCTCAGCCGATATTCTACCGCAATAAACAGCAGATATATATCCTGTCTTTGGCTTTGGATACATTGGATGAAATAAATTAGTATCTACTCCACGTGACCAAAGTTTTAAATGTTTAATACCCAAGTCTTTACAGTAATCAACCATTGAGGGGGTTGTAACCATAACAGCACTGCTGTCTCTATGGAACCAACGAAAATACTCACCGCTAACTCTTGGTGAAATACCAGTATGTATCTTAACATATTCTGGATACTTTGTATGAAAGGATGTCGTAAACTTCTTGTTGTATTTTTTGCAAGAATATCTAGCGGCAAGACCTATTGCTCCTTCTGTTGCTATATGAATATATTCCGCATTTTTAACTTCTTCATCAGCGATGCCCATAGGTAAAAGAGGCATAAAGATGCCAGTTGATGGTTGCAATGGAATTGTTAATTTGTATAAACCTGGATGAATTACTTTAACTTCATGACCACGTTTTTCAAGATGATTGACCGTTGTTTTTAATGTAGTCACAACTCCATTAATTTGTGGTTCCCATGCATCAGTAAATATAGTAATATTCATTATAATTTCCTTATAATCTCAAACTTTCCATTTTCATGTTCAACAATTGCTGTGCAGGATTCAACCCAATCTCCACAGTTTATATATTCAATACCATTAATAGTAGATATATTAACAGAATGTATATGACCGCATATAACCCCATCGACGCATCTCCTTTTGGCTGCATCTGCAACCACAGTTTCATAGTCTCCAATAAAGTTAACGGCTTCTTTGACATTATGTTTTGCCCATGCTGAAAGAGAAAATCCATTAATACCTAATTTATCAAACATCCACTGTAAATTTTTATTTACATCAATCATACGATCATAAAGCCAGCCACCTATCATTGATAACCATTTGGCATTCATGGTAACAAGATCAAATTGATCTCCATGAATAATAAGATATTTTTTACCATTTTCTCCGTAATGAATTGTTTCATTAACTAACTTTATATTTCCCATTTCAATTCCTGAATAATCACGAAGAAACTCATCATGATTACCAGTTACATATATAACGCTTACTGATTTTTTAGATTGTTTCAAAAAGAATTGAATAACGTTATTATGTGCTTGTGGCCAGTATACTTTTTTTCTCATCATCCAACCATCAATGATATCACCAATAAGATAATATCTATCCGCTTCTGTTGATTTGAGAAAGTCTAATAATCTTTCTGCATTGGAGTGACGGGTACCAAGATGAACATCAGATATAAAGATTGAACGGTATCTTTTTTTCTTTTCTTTTGACACGTCTTCTCCTCTTGTGTATGGACGTGTTATTTATTGCTATGCATCATTTTACGGATTTATGACATTTGATACCAATTTTACCATCTTGCCATTCTCCGTTAAAAGGAACTTGTGCATGAACTGTTCCAATAGAACATGCACGTTCTTCTATTTTAACTTGATGTTCTTCACAATTACTTCCCATACACATGAAGATTGTTGCAAACACTAATTCTTTCATTATTAAAAGCCAAACTGTTCTTTGACAACAGCAATAGCCACATCCACTGTTTCGCCAATTACTTCATCTGTTAGATGTGCATCAGCAACGCCATCTCTTTTTAGTACTTCACGAATTGCAACAATAACTTTTGCTTTTGTTTCTTCTGAAATCTCAAACATGTGTTTCTCCTATTTAACTTCTTTGAAGTATTTCTTTAATGAATCAGATGCTTTATCCAAAGTATCTCCTGATACCCCAATACGAATAAGTCCAACTAGTTCCAGAACTTCTTCAATTTTAATAGAGGTATTTGGACTAAACTCAAACAACTTAGATTGAGTATACTTATTCTTTGCGTTAGCTTTCACTGATTTCTCCGTTTTCTCTTATTTACATATACCAAGGACTTTTTATTTTTCACACTTTATATATATGCTTTTTATATCATCATAACTACAATCATCAAAGTCAGGATCAATTATTACCGTACTTTCACAAATTGGAATAAAATCATCCTTACTATAGATAATTTTAACTGTCTTGGAAAGATTGTTACATCTTCTTAAAACAGGATTTTGTTTTCTATTTTGTGATAGTCTTTTATTTTTCATCATGGGTGTAAGTATAGCACAATGAAAAATCATTTGTCAAGTGTGTGAGTTATCCACAGAATATTAAAACATTAACAAAATTTAACTTGACAAGGTTATTGAATATATGTATAATAGTTCTGTTGGGTAGAAGATATATTTTCAATTGACATTAATATTCATATGTTATATAGTATGGATAATATAGGAGATAATGATGGTTAAAACTTTAAAAGAAATTTTTGATGAGAAATGGATACCAGAACCAAATTCTGGTTGTTGGTTGTGGACTGCATGTATTAATACAGACAAATATGGTCAAATGGGTAATAATGGCAAAACAATAAGAGCACATAGAATATCATATGAATTATACAAGGGTACAATTCCTTCTAATTTGGTAGTCAGACATAAGTGTGATAATCCTACTTGTGTGAATCCAGATCATTTGGAATTAGGAACTCATCAAGATAATATGCTAGATAGAAATGAAAGAGGTGGAACTAAAAAAGGAGCATTAAAACGTAGAGGAAATAAAAACGGTAGAACAGAGCTAACAGAAGAACAAGTTATTGAAATATTTTTAGATGTTAGACATTCTAAAAATATTGCTAAAGAATATAATATAAAACCAGCAGTAGTTCTTGATATACGTAGAGGCACTAATTGGAGTTGGTTAACAGAAAAAATTTATACTACTAATATGAGAATAACTGGTAATTGTTGTCTTGATAAAAATGATATTACTAAGATATATCAAAGTGATGAAACATTTACTAATTTATCAAAAAAATACAAAACATCATACAAAACTATTTTAGCGATTAAAGAAGATAGATTATTTGAAGAATTTACTAAACATTTACCAAAGCCAAATATAAAAAAATTATTAAAAAAAGATGATATTATATCAATTTATACTGATACTAGAAATATAGATTTAATTATTAAACAATATAATATAACACGTAGAAATATTATAGATATTAAAAAAGGAAGAATAGGAGCAAAATATACTAAAAATTTAACAGTTGGTATATATGAAGAAACTATGAAAGAAAGGTTTGAAAAGGAATTTAATATAGATTCAAATAATTGTTGGATATGGAAAAAAAGTTCTGATATAAATCCTAGATTTATATTTCATAAGAAAGAATACCAGGCAAAAAGAATATCATATGAACTATATTGTGAATCTATACCCCCTAAAGCAAAATTTACTAATAATATATGTAATAACAATTTATGTGTAAATCCAGACCATTTAGTATTATTAACACATATTCAACCTAATAATACTAAGTTAACAAAAGATCAGGTAATAGAAATTTATATAAAATCTAATAACGGTTATAAAGAAAAAAAATTGGCTGAAGAATATAATGTATCTAGACAAACTATTAATGAAATAAAATTAGGCAAAAGATGGGCATGGCTTACTAAGGATCTATAGTATTATGTTCTTCTTTTGTTCTTTTTATAGTGACCTTTACCAAGTGACCTTTTAAAACTCAATTTTTTATACGAAAATTTTTTTGAAATTCATGTTGTTGAAAATAAAGTGGGGGGAGGGGGGTATACAGTATTTGGTGAAGTATAATATAGAATAGTATAGTAAATTAGTAGAGTATAGTATTTGATGTGAATTTTTATACGGAATTTTTTTGAGTACGGGTTAAGTTGTCGAAAAAAAAGACCCCCACCCCCGGTACCCCTTTTAAAAAAATAATTTATTTGTGCGTATAAAATAAGTAAGGTACCCGGTACTTCGGGACCCACGGATGGGACCCATGTTTACATTTCTAAAGGTGGGGGTGTGGTCGGGGGTGCTACCATATCCCCGACCAATTGTCAAGCGTTTACATTATCCCTTGCATTACTAGATAAACCTTAGTAGCATAACCAAAACTAAAAGCGGCGACATTAACGCACAAGGCGCATAATAACAAAGCAGCTTCATCACTCATACTCTCACACTCCTTTTAGAATTTCTTTCAGTTCAGCCTTTATACGCCTTGCGTCGTCCCCTCTCCAGCTTGAAGCATTAGCAAGAAAATAGCTAACAATAGAATATCCCGTATCATAGTAAAAATTGTCCTTTACATTGCCAAGCGTATGAAGGGCTTCAAGATAGGGCTTGGCTGCATAGTTTACATTCTTCCAATTGCGCTGAATATCTCTTGCAATTTCATATAATGGTCGTGTCATATTAGCCCCCTATGATCTGAATTGAAAGGATAGAGTCGCCTGATATACCTGCACTAATTAGAGCATGAGACAAGGCGGCATATGTTGCTGCCAGTATAGTGAGAGTTGAAATAGTGCTATCATTCTCATATTGTATGATATATGCTCTTGTTGACATTATGCAGCCTCCTCTTCGTCTTCATAATATTCGTGCAAGCAGTTAGCATAAAAGAAGCATTTAGCGTCGTCTTCAGATAGCCAAGCAAGTAATTGTTCAGCCAATGCTTTAGGCTCTAACACGCCTTCATCTAAAAGATCAAGGATTTTATTCGTATAATGTCTCATATTAAAGCCCTCTTTCTTTCAATTCGTTTCTTGTTTCTACTGCTATCCTATACCATGTATGAGCATTTACAAGCCCATTATCCCAATTATTTTCATCAGTAACAGGCTCAGACCATTTTTCTGCATATTGTTTAATGGCTTCAAGAATGAAGGCTTGTTTAAGAGCGCCATGATTAGAGATTGTCATCATTCTCTTTACAAAAGCTGCATTATCTAATCTCTTTGTCATTGTCTTATTCCCCGTTTTGTTTTTTTCAATGATGATAATAAAACCCATAATTGTGGCGAAAATAAGGCAGAATGAAAAATAATTTATTTTTTTATGGGCTTGACAATATTATTTTTATAATGCTACAATAGGGGTTTGAATGTAAACTATTTTTACTGGGAAGATCATGTTTACATAAACGTTTACATAAACATGTTTATATACTAGTTTACATAAACGTTTACATTCATATATAAAGAGAACAAAAGGGGAACACAATTCCCCTCTTGCGTTTACATTCAATTCCTGCTATTAAAATCGTCTAGGGCTTCGTCTACATTGTCATAATAATGTCCCCAGAATGCCTCATTATTTTTTACAACCCATGTCACAAAAGAGCTATTGAATTTCGCCATTACAATAAAACAGTCTTTTGAAGGCTTTACTGCCAATAAATCAGCGCCATTATTAAGATTAAGAGTCATTTTATTTTCCCCGTTTTTGTATTCTATAATTATTATTATACTTCAAATTGTGGCGAAATTAAGGCAAAGTGAATGTAAACTGAAAAAAAATATTTTGTTTACATAAACGTTTACATATACTAAGTCTACAATTATATAAGAACAAAACAAGAACAGTTTATATAAACATGTTTACATAAACGTTTACATATACAATATTCCTATGCCTTATTTTTGCCACAATTCAGTGATATTCTTTAATTGTCAACGCAGCTTGCTGATTTGTTGACATACGACCGAATTTGACGTATGTAAACATATTCGCCATGTTTACATAAACATTATATAATTGTAAACTAAGTTTACATAAACATATGTTTACATACGGCTGTTTACATTCGAATATATACAAAAAAATATTCTATTGGGGCTATTGACATATATAGGAAAATATGATATAATATGGGAAAATATTGTATTATATAGAATATACTGTGCCTTATTCTGTTCTATGTTCGTTCGCTCATACGTTTACAGAATGAGATTTTTATATAACATAAAAAATGCGTATAATTGTCATATATCTTTATATTATATTATGACAGTTTTATGACAAAAAAGAAATATAATAATCTTTATATACCATAATATATTCTTTATGCTTATATACTCCTTACTATATCTCTATATTATACCACATAATACCATATTATACTCTATATTCAATAGTATTTACATAAAATATTTTATTTTTATTTTCTTTTATGTCTATTGACATTGGTTTTCTTATATGGTATTATATAAAGTTGGTCTTTAATGTTGGTCAGCATAGTTGGTCTTTAATGTTGGTCACTTATTTCACGTGAAACTATTTGTTTCACGTTGACGCTTAACATATATAAATAGTTTTATATTATCATATAATATTATAAGGATCAAGCAATATGATTAAAACAATTAGAAGATTTCAAAAAAAATATATTGTTGACAATAACACAAATTGTTATATATGGCAAGGCGCAAAACGTGGAAAATATGGTCTCTTTCGTTTTAATAACAAAATTAAGTCAGCCCATAGGGTTGCATATATGCTTTATTGTGATAAAATAGATGATAATATGGTTATACGACACAAATGTGATAATCCTTTATGTGTTAATCATAATCATTTGGAAGTAGGCACGTATCAAGATAATTATAATGACAGAAATAAAAGAGGGAAATTTAACAGTAAATTAAATGGAGATCAAGTTAAATATATTTTTAATTCCATTATTGACAATAAAACATTATCAGACAAATATAATGTTTCTATTGACACAATTAAAAGAATTAAAAACGGAAAGGCATGGAAAGATTATATAAATGGCGTATAGGATTTTATTCTCTATACGCCATTTTATGTGTCTACAATTATCCTTGTAGATAATATCTAGCGTATTTTCTGCCAGTGATTTTATTCTTTTTAAATACTCTTTCAATTGGCAGCCCTTGTTTTTTTAATACTGATATATATTTTGTGAGAGAACCGCCAGACAATTGATAGTCGTCATTTGCTTCTCTTATGGATATTGTGCCTAATGTTTCTAGATGTTTTTTAATTTTAGCTAACATTGTCATTTTGTTATCCCCGTTTTTGCTGTTTTCAATATAGTTATAATAGCAGAAATAATGGACGTGTCAAATAAAAAATAATTGTAAACTGAAAATAATTTTTATTCTGTTTACATAAACGTCTACAATTAAAAAAATAATAAAAAAAAGACGCTTGCCCTATGTTAT